CAAACTCCGCTTTGTCTTTGTGGGCAAGCCCCTCATAGTCGTAATGCTGCGGGTCAGAGCCCTCGAACACAAGACCAACGGTCCACAACACAACGTCGCTGTCCTCCACCAACGTCTGCAGCGTCAGCTTCACGTCGTCAATGTCGTCACAAAATTGAAAGCGATCTTCCTCGTCTTTCGTCATCCACGATACCTGATACATTAGTCTTTCTCCTTGTATATATCGACCACGGCCACCGCGTCTTTTTCCGCGCCCGTCAATGCCGCAAACTCTGCTCGCGCCGCTCTCGATGCTTCCACCGCATTGGTCGCCTCCACAACAATGCGCCGCTGCACAATGCCCTCACATACTACTTCATACGTTTTCATAATTCTTTCCTAACTTCGGTGCATGATAACTCTTCTTAACCCCATACGCAGGGTGACCAGACCAAAACCCCTCGATCCACTTGTACGGCTTACCGTCCTTGCGGATCACCACATCGTCCCAGTGATCTTGGGCCTTGCGCCAATGTCCTCGCGTATAGTGCAACGGCATCCGCCACCCGCCCCTGTCGCTGTCATCCTTCGCCTTGACTGGCTCGTTGATGTTCCATTCGATCTTGTGCCACGCGTCCATCGATATCCCATGACCTCGGTGCATCTGTCTCTTTAACTGCCTCGTGCCTGTCGTGCTTCGGACCACGAACCTTGGTTGGTTGATCAAAGAAAACAACATCGCCGTGTGGATCAGCAAAGAAAGCGCCATGTTCTGTGTTTTTGGGTCCTCTGGTATGTTGGGCGCAAACTTAAACCAGTATCCGTCAGACGCTTTTGGGTTCTCAAACCAATACGTTCCCATCAGAAGGGGCATCCTTGTTGTCTTGGTGGGGATATACATCACACTAACTCCTGTATCTTGCTTAAACGTCAGAACCGACAGATCCTCGTTAGGTGTATACATAAAACAAACGTCCGATGGAGGGCGACAATCAGGCGAGAAAACTATCTCGTCAACCTTCATGTCGTAGTATTGCTCTTTCATATCCTCCGCAAAAAGATTTAAGTCCTCCCCAATCTCGTAGTAATTGGAGTTTTTCATACCCGCCCATGCCCCCTCCAAAGTCAGCTTTTGATTAGGGTCTAACGCGTTCGTCCGTCTGTTGAACATCAGTTCTTGCGTGTACAAATGAATGAGTTCCTGAGCCACCTCTACAATACCCGTCATGACGCACACTCCTGACATACTTCGGCATCATCTCCCATGATCTTGGTCACAGGCTCTCCACAATCACACAGCCGCGCCATCTCTCCGTCGCCGTTGCATGTTTCACAAACCTCGGTTTCTGTGTCTATGTATCCAACGTCACGGCCAAAGTTATGCGGACGTGGTACGTCATACTCAACATACCCATCACCCATGCAATCGGGACACGGAATCATGATCGGCGTCTCTTGTGCCTCGATTATTAAGTCTGATATTCTACTCATGATATTTGATCCTCTGATTAACGCCTAAATTATAAATGATCTCGTCTTTGAAATCATTCAGTCGCTTGTAAATGTACTTCAAGTCGGTGATCTCTGGTGCACTGGGGTCATACTCCCCCATAATGTCCTCCAAACGATCCACCACATAATGCATGCATATACGGTCATCCATCACGCTACCTCCTCAAACCGTGGCAGCACCTCGTTGCGAAACTTGTCAGCCATCTGCACATAGAAACACCCGAACTTCGCATCCATAACCTCGGACAACTTCCCGCCGTTCGCATCCACAAACTCTTGCGCCCACAAATGTACATGGTGCAAGATAAAATTCTCCAACTGTTCTTGGTTCAACGGTAACTGCTTATGCATCTTTCATCTCCTTCAATACTGCCTTCACCACCACTCGGTACGCGTTCAAATCTGCAAGATCATCAAACTCACAACCCCCAGTCACAGAGTTCACATCGTCAACCGTGTACGCAGCGCACCAATAATCCAAATCCGCAAGGTGGTTGCTCAAGATCGCAACCGCCTCCTGTCTCAGTTGATCACGCATCTTCTGCATACTGATACTCCTCAATAAACGCGAACCCGCCGCCGTTGCCCTCTTCGTCCATCGACAACGACATCTCAATCGTCTGTCCGCCCAACCGCAACGTAAACACAGGGAACGGATCCAACGCATACTCGTCGTTCTCAAACCGAAACCCTATGACCTTCGCGCCTATCAACTGGCTGTAGTATTTATGCATGTCCATCACGCTTCCTCCTCAATCTGCGATGGAAACCCGTCAGGGAACATCTCATCCAACAGCTCTTGCGTTTCCTCGTCGCTCGCATCGTCCATGTAATATGAAAACAGATCGTCCTTAACCATGTCCAAGACCGTTTCCACTTCCAAATCATCAACGTAGCGGTTTACCGCTTCCCAAATCATATCCTTGCGGTCCATCACGCTTCCTCCAATCTCAGATCGTGCGCCTTGTCCTCCAAAACGTGCGCAATATCTTCCGCAAACTCATCAGACAAAAGCCCATCTCGAAACAGCTTCGCCCAATACTCCAACGACTGTATAAACAACGCCCTATCCATTACGCGTCCTCCTCTTCAATCTCTGGTTCCCAACACTTGTCTTCTCCGTTGAGGTATGTGCCCTCGAACATCATGCCCTCGTCCTGATAGTCAGCGTCAACGTGGATACCCATCTCAACCAACTTGTTCCAAACAGGAATGGGCGGGGACCACGCTGTCCAACAGTTGAAAGTAAACGAGGCTTTCATGCTCTCAGGCAATACATCCTCGTCATCATGCAACGTCAACGGCTGCCTGATCTGAACATCCACAATGTCCCACTTCGTACCCCAGTTACTCAAACGCCAGTCGTACCAACCCTCAACCTCATACTCGCCCCACTTCGTCTTCGGGGAAAGCCACTGCTCAAACGGCATCGGATTAATTAGTTGACAAAACTGGGGGTTCCCTTTGTCAGACACTGCGTCGTACAATTCCTTGACCAAAAATCTCGGCCCATGGATGTGTACTTGCTGATAACAATGATTCGGCATTTTATTCTCCTTGGTTACTTGTTGAATACTTGTAAGTTATTGCATCTCGGTTCTCGGGTCAATAGTTTTTTTGAAAGGGGGTCGGAGATGGGTGCGCGGCTCTCGGCTCTTGGCCCGAGTTTTTCTATATAACAGTTTTTTCCAGATTTTTACTAACAACAAAAAAATAATTTCAAATTTACCGTACTCAGCGTACTCAAACGCCTCATCATTGAAAACATTGCCAAAAACTGCCCTGTGCTGAGTACACCTGAGTACATTTGAGTACACTATCTGGGAGAAATCGCTATATAGAGAAGATCTGGACAAGCAAAACCCCTTGGTATAAATTGTGAGTAGAACACAACGAGGTACACATGGCCAGTCTTGATAAGAAGATCGAAAAGAAGATCGAACAGGAACACGGTCGCACTTTGACCAACAGACAGAAAACTTTTGCTAGGCATATTGTCGAGGGGATTTACTCCAACGTAGAGTGCGCAAGGAAAGCGGGGTACACCCCCGACATGGCGGCAGAGCGAGCGTCCCGTTTGTTAAATGGCAGGGACTTCCCTCATGTTCTGGAATACATCCAAGAGTTACGCGAAGAGCGGGAACGTCGATATGGTGTGACCACCATCGGTCAGCTAGAGCGGTTATATAAACTATCTGTGGGTGCTGAAGAGGCAGGGCATTTCTCTGCCGCCATCAACGCGGAAAAAATCCGCTCTGCCTTGGGTGGGTTGACCATCGACAGGCGCGAGACAATCAACACCATCGATCAGATGTCGCGTGATGAAATCACCGCCCGATTGGCTGCCCTGCAGAAGCAGTATCCGCAAGCCTTTGTGATCGATGGCACAGCAAAGGATGTGACCCCATATGAGCAAGGGACCAGAGGCGAATTTTTGGACGCAGATTCGCAAAAGCTTACCGAAAAAGGCATTCGCGACGAGGATTGAAAACAAACACGGCGGCGGTGTGCCTGATGTTCACATCGTTTGGGACGGTAAACCGTTTTGGTTGGAGTTGAAATCAAGCAAAGTCAACGCAGTTAATTTAAGTCCCCATCAAATCGCGTGGAATATGGCGTATTACGCCCGTGGAGGGCTCAGTTTCTTCTTAGTAAAGAGGGCCGTGGACAACCACCTATTTTTATTTGACCCCACTCAGGGGCCCGCTCTGGCCCGCTCAGGGCTATCGGGGGCCGAGGGCCACGAATTTGAGAGCCTTGCGGCTCTGTGGGATCATCTTGCGGCTCTTGCGGCTCGGTAATCGGTTCTTGCGGCCTACGTCTTGCGGCTCGATACGCGATTTTTAAAACGCCCAAGGCGGGAGACAATCGCCTTGGGCGGTGGTTAACCAGGCGGGAGACAATCGCCTGGTTTATTTATTAATGTTCGACGATTGCGATTGATTTTGCCTTGCTCGATCCGCGGCATAACTTGCACGCGGTGCATTGCACGCGACGCCCTGCCTCTTTTGACGCGGGGCAAAGTGTTTCGAAGCCTAACGCGATTTCCCCAACGTCCGCGATGACGCGGAAAGTTCGGTTGCCTTGCTTCCATTGGGCGATGGCTTGCGCGTGGCTGTCGACAGATTGCATGGCAATGTCTGGCCGCCACGGCTTTTGATGTGTGTACGCGGTCCAAGTGTCGCATTCCGCTAGTAATTCGTCCCAAATCTCGGATGGTACGGCGGCGGGATCCCCATAGGTTCCGACGCGGACAAAACGGCCGCGCCCCATGTCACGCGCGGATCCCTCTTGATATACGCCATCCATGAAAGCCTTGTATACGATCAAAACGCCTTGCGCTATGTTAACGTAGCACTTGCGGCCTTTGGCAATCTTGCGCGCGGGGTCGGTTGTTGGTTCGCCGCGCATGACGCAATCGCCGCAAATTGAAAAGTCCGCACCAGTTTTGGACGCGTCGCGCGGATCCATGTCCGCGCGGATGATATAAGTTTGAACTACGCGCCCCGTCTTAGTGTTGCGGTTTGAATACGTCGCAATGACGACGATTGGTTGACCATCCAATAAGCTTGGCCCGTTGTAGATGATTGCATGTTTCATTGTTCACACCCCCAATTCGATTTTGGCATCGCTTGGATTAACCCATGCGAATAATCCGTTGTCGTATTTATTCATGACAAATTGGCTAATGTGGCTAGGCGCGACGTCTAGAATTCTCTTTTCCTTGTCCGTAAGTTCGATTTTTCCCGCCATGCGGCGGCTGTCGTCATAGAACAGAATGAAATCATTATTGCGTTGCGCTTTGATAATTTGTTCAAAGTCGTAAACGCGACCCGTTGTTATTGTTACCACTTCCATAAGTATATTCCCTTCGGATTTATCGGGCAGAATTACCCAAGAAAAGAATATAAAACTTTCAAGTGGAACACAAGCGAAATCTTGCGGCCCGTGGCCGCGCCGCTCTTGCGGCCCGTGGCCGCGCCGCTCTTGCGGCCCGTGGCCGCGCCGCTCTTGCGGCCCGTGGCCGCACACAATCTGGGTGCCGGAGGCACACCGTTCAAGCGCCGGTACGCGGCGCAATGCGACCGTGCCCCGAAGGGAATAGCACGGCGCACCGTTTTATCAATGTTAGAAGAGGGGCCGAAGCCCCTCTCCCTTATGCACCTCTTATCTCTGCGCGATGGTCGTCATGTATCTTGAGTGTCTTTTGAACACTGGCGATTGCTTCTTCTACGGTTGAAGCGTTGGCGTCACTGATGAGTTCGAGGATATCCCCGTCGTCATAGCACTCGACCAAGATGTCCCAACCACCTTGCTCATAGTTCTCGATTGCGTGTCTTCTGACTGCGCCGATTAGCATTTGTTCGTCCATGTTACCATTCCTTTCTATCTCCGAACTTCTCTGCTTCAGCGTACCCCGCAAGGTACGCGTCGACCTCTTCCATATCCATGTCGACCATGTCGATACGTTCGCTATTGCCAGTGCCCCCGACGTAGAAGTGTGGGTTCTTGCCTCTGCCGTAGTAGAAATCAGCGCCCCCTCTGTCGAAGGGGCCGCCGTGTCTTTCGTCGTATTTCTTAGGCATCTGCTAGATACTCCTCTGGTGTTGGTAGTTTGGCGTCGTAGAATGGGCGATATGCGGCAAGCCACTCTGGTTCGGCTGCCACCAGTCGACCATAAGAGGTGACCTCTCTCTTGTATGTGTCACCACCTTCGAAAGATCCGAAGGTAGCGTCACTCTTTGCTGCCACTAGCCAGCGTGCGTATGGGTCTTTGGCTTCGCTGCTTGGCTGTTTGTATGTCTTGACGATGTGCCAAGTGATCCCTGGGCCTTCGTAGATAGCGTAGGGTTTCGTGGTTGGGCGGCTCTTTGCGAATGGGTTAGGCATCTGTTGTCTCCTCGTTGGTTGTTTTGGCGGCTAGGTTCCAAGCCATGACCGCCGCTGTTAGTAGGTGGACGCTCTCATCTGAGTGGTGTCGGTTGATCCAGTCCATCAGTTCGTCCCAATCATTTGGTGTGTGGAACATGTTGTTCGGTTTGATTACATTTGCATTTGACATCGTCGATACTCCAATTTGATGTGTCTGGTGTGATTGTTTGGTAGCACTTGGTACAACGCCACGTCGCTGTCATACCTTGGCGGTGGAAGCGGCCCCTGAACCAGAAGCCGCTCCAATCGATATCATTCGTCATTATTCGGTACGTCATATGCCCAACGCGCGATGCTTTGATCCACTTGGTAGATATCTTCGAGCATGTCTGAGATTTCTTCCCGCAGTACGTCGATGGTATCAACGTACTCTGGTGTGTCTTCTATTGCGATGTCGTCGTTTATCTCTTCGAGAAGAGCGCGACAGTCGTCAAGTTTGATCAGAGCAGTGCGTAGTTTGCTCTTCATGTTTTTTGGTATGTGCATCGGTTGTCTCCTTACAATGCTGGTTTGTTGCGTGGTAGGTTGCGTACGAAGCAGTCGTTTTGTTCGTATTGCTCGTGAATACGGAAGTTCCCGCGCAGTGCTTCGTAGTGCGAGAGAAACGTCCCCGCGTCGAGATCTTCTTCGAGATACAGCCAGTCGCCGTCGCGGTAGCTGTATGATGTGAACTCGGTTGGATGAAGATCGATGTCGTAGATGTCGTTGAGGTGAACCTTGAGCCATCCGTGACCTGGGTCGGTGATTAGTGTAAATGTACGCACGATGTTGTCTCCTTGTTAAGATGCGGGGCCTGACGACCCCGCGGTTGCAATTAAGCGTCAGCCTTTGTCTTTAGCTTGACGGTGTACTCGACGGTGCGTGAGAAACGGTCGCCCGTGTACTGGTGCTCGTTACCCATTTGTTCGTGAGCTTGGTGAAGTGCCTCGCGGATCTCTTTGTGCAGACCTTTCTCGTATCCCCACTGATCAGGGTCGATGTAGTCTGTCAGCACGCGATCCAGAACTTTCAGGTCGTGAAGAGTAAACTCCATAACGATTGGTGCGTTTTCTGCGTTTAGATATGAATACTTAGCCATGATGATGTCTCCTATTAGCTAATAAAGAACAACGACGACGACAGAATTACCGTCGACCGTGCCCCTGTCTTTGTCGGGGCAGGAACACTTGTCAATGATTCGTAGAACCGCCTAAGCGGCCAGAATTTTTCCTGTGCTGAGAGCTTGTTTTAGAATGGCTGTGCACGTTATTTGACACCGAACCTATCCTATTGTCGACGGGTTGCGCTCACTGCCATATCTCTCTTTGTGCTACAGATGACGCAAATTCCGAGCACACTTGGCGCGCAGGAATACGTCGATCACAGCGTGACCTTGGGTGCGTCAATATAACGTCACGGACACTTCTAAAAGAAGTTCGGTCATGTACTGGGCGATAATATCGACGGCATCTCTGACGGCAAGCTGTGTGCTACCTAAAAATTCTGAGTCATTGACCTGTGTTTCTGAACAGACTAAGACCTGGGGTCGTGTCGCACGGTTATTTTGTTGTTGTTGTTGTTGATATGCCCATGCCTGGCAAGAACTACCCAGACGCGACGCCGACCTCTCCCTTCAGTGTGCAACAACGTCTGGAAGTTCTTAGGATGATTCGGAGTCGTCTTCCGAATCATCCGGCCAGAGTAGCATGGGCATATTCCATTGTAGATAAGCTGACTGACGCAAGGAATGTCAGCGTACACACAACCAGGGCTCGATGCCGTGGTTGTGTGTTCTTTCAGCGTGCAACGGGGGGTTACTCTGCCGTTTTGCAACGGTTGGAGCGTTCGGGTGCAACCCCCCAACCCCCCCCTATGAGCGGGGGACTTGCGTCTCAAGCCTTATTTACATGGTTTCGTAAATTCATTCGGGGGTAAATTCATTGGACTTTCAAGTAAAACACAAGCTACATGAAAAACCCGTCCAAAAAATCGCGGGTATAATTTCATTTTGGATTGTTGTATTATGCCCATAACCAAGGAGCGAGA